GTTCAGATTCAAGGCGAAGAGTATGTATCGCGTCCCTAACAAGGATGTAGTTATTTATGAAATGCCAAAGACAGTGCCCCTTTTTAGGGACATCGTTCATCACTTTCTGAAGGAAGACACCGAAATGTTAGTGGTTACACCAGCCATTTTAGCATCAGTTGTCATTGAGAATCCAGAGATTCCCTTCTTGTGCAGCTGCGAAGCTCGCCCCAGCACAAGAACAATATCCTACAACATAGGAGATGAACGTTTTGAATACGTGAACGCGTGGTCGTATAACTTTGCGACGAAAGACGGACAATGCGGGTCACCATTGGTAGCACTAAATACGCACTATAGAGAGAAAATCATAGGAATGCATGTAGCAGGAGGAATGAAAGCAGATACTGGTTACAGTATCCCTGTCACCCAAGAGGAAATCTTGGAGGGAATTGGCATGTGCATCGAGCCCCCGGTCATACCGGAGTTCAAGGATGAGCAGCCATGCATTGACTTAAAATGTCAAGGCCAGCTAACTTACCTTGGCACAACCAAGGCAATTTACCAAAATCCCAAGACGGAAATATTCCGATCGCCACTGTATGAGTACGATGGAGAATCTACCACCGCGCCAGCAGTGCTATCAACGAGAGACCCACGCCACAACGGAGTGGACATCCTAGGAGAGGGAGTCAAGAAATACAGTGCCCCAGTATCGATTGACGATGATCTTTTCTTGGACCTTGCGTTTGCAGACATACGAAGACTTTTGTTTGCGAAACGCGGGAGACCAAGGGTATTGACGGACATCGAAATGGTTCGTGGCTTGGATGCAGCATCCATACCCGCCATTGAAATGTCAACGTCAGCAGGTTTGCCATACACCGAGTGTGGCCTGTCAAAGAGAGCTATGATCGAAGTTGATTCGACTGGACGCCCGCTAATGATCAAGAAAGGAAGCTTACTTGAGAGAAGATTCACTGAACGACATGAAATGGCTAAAAAGGGGGTCCAAGTTTATTCAGAGTGGTTTAACACATTCAAAGAAGAACGAAGACCCTTGGAGAAAATCAATAAAACACGCATTTTTTGCGTTGGGCCTTTAGATTTTAATCTATTGGTTAGAAAGTATGCAGGATGTTTTATTCAGCACTTTATTGATACTCGCCGTGATCATTTCGGAAAGGTCGGACTTGATGTTCACTCTTATGAGTGGCATGAGTTCGTTGAGAGTCTATATGCAG